CCGCTTGACCGTAAAGAGGATCGCCCATGCTTAGCGCGCCATAGCCGGTCATCGCCTGCTGCTGTAACGGCGTCATCCCAGCGACGCGTTCGCCGGTGTAGGATTCATAAGGCTTGGCCAGAAAGTCTTCTGCGAACGGGATCACCGTCTCCTTCAGGAAGTCCTCCTGAAACTGCGGCATCTTTTGCGTTTCTGTTTTACTTGAGCCCATCAGGTTAACTCCATCACGTAATGTCTGTAGATTTCGCGAAACGGTGACGCGTCTACGTATTTATTAAATCCCATTCTGCCGTCCGCCTCGACAGCTCCAAGATCGGCTTTGCGGGCGAGGTTGGCAAATGTTGCGATCGCATCGTTCATCCACTTCTCCATTTGCGTGCCTCCCATAAACTCAATCTTCAGGGTGTTTCTCTGAGGGTGCTTTACGACGGACGTTGTCACGGCCGCTACCAGCGTGTCCTCGACGTGAACCAGCCACATGACTGCGCCCCCGCCTCTTATGTCGTCTTCAACGTCCTGCATGGTGACGTTGTTTTCCTGCCTCGCAACCGCCGGAGCTATGAGCTCCATTCCGGCGCCCAGAAACCTGTCAAAGTCATCTTCTAGCACTGGCAATATTGTCACGCGTGGCGTTGGGTATAAATGTACAACATTATCCGTCATATTAACACCCCTAGCCATGCATCCTCGTAATAGCAAGCGTTGCCGCTGGTGCCGCTGGGCTAAACGCTGTAGCAGCAGTCGCGTCCAAAAAGCCTGACGTGCTGTCCACCGCCCACATGACTTGCAAGTAATCGCCAGTTGAAACGTCAAACTTTGCCGCGCGTGACACAACAAGCGTTGACCCATTCTGATGCAAACTGTTTCTCATGGTTGACCCTTCAGCATCCGTGCCGTTCAATCTGGGCCAGAAGTAAAAGTTTACCGTGCTAGATGACGTTGAGCTAATCTGCGCTGAGAACATCAGCAAGTATTCACCGCCCTCTGCAAAGACGATCTTCGTTGGATCGGTGTCGTCAAGGGAAATGCCCTCATTCCCCGTTGGCGCATCAAACTGGATCGCATACGCCGTGTTGGTTGCCGCAGCCGTTACGTCTGTCGTGCGGATTAGATTAGCGTGTCCATCTTCCAAAACGATCTGCACAAACGCGCCGTTCTTTGATACAACGGGGTAGCCGCTCACTTCATCCCATAAAATAATGCCATTTTCTGACGGGTTGTCACTTGGCGTTTTGAAATACAAGCGCGGCAACTGACGCTGCAAGTAAGTCGTAAGCTCGCGTCCCCATGCTTTGAGGTTGTCAGTAATCGGCGGTAGGACGGGTGCTGCCATTACCTGCGCCCACCCGCTTTTGCGTCTATTCGCATAGTACCCACTTTCCAGTTAGACAGGGTTTGGCCCTCAACTTTCATGCGCACCTGACGACCAGAAAACCGCACAGATGTCGGGTCAGACGGAGTGTATGGGCCGTGCGTATATTCTGTGTCATTGGGATAGTAGCGGCTCTTGAACGTGACATTTACGTCACCCTGCGTCTGCTCATCCGTAATAAGATCAGTGACTTGCATTATGTTGTCGCCGCTTCCCATGCTAATTGGGCCGCTCTCCGCATAGACGGATTGGCTTGAGTGAGCCAAACCACGCTCATGGTCATAAATGTAGCCATCGGCGTCAAATAGCATTGGGTATGTAAACACGTTTCTTTCTGTACCGCATGTGCGAGAAAGATTACCTATAAGCCAGTGATTTTCTTTGTAATCATACGCAACGTAGCGATCTACCTCGTTTGAGCCAGCAGAGCAGTAGAACCACCATATTTCTCCAAACTGGCCGTTTGCCATTGCCCATGTCTTGCTGACTTGCGATGTATTTATGTCATTAAAAACATGGTCATGCACTTCGCATGGTATCTCTGTTACAGTGTTCCCGTTGAAGGCAAAGAAGCCGCGCTGACCCATCCAGAACGTACCAGCATCAACATCGGCCACGGCCTTTCTGGCGATTAACCCGCAAGATGTGCCAACTCGCTCAAATCCATAAACGTAGGGAGGCCCAATATAACGAGCAGTATGCGCTGATGTCGTTGTCAGGATTAACGTCTGGCCGCGCGTTCTAATCGCTGCTTGTATTTCGCCAGAAGTTTGAAGTTCAATGTCGCCAGCTTCGTTTGTGCTTGCCGCTGCCCAAAGCGTGTTATCTTCTCTATCGCACCACTGCACCTTGCGAGGGTTGCCACCCGCGCCTAGCGCAAACAGGAAACGCTCCTCAGTCACAATAAGACCGACATTGTCTACTGGTGCATTTGATATAACCGCAGCGTCAGATGTTGTGCCAAGCTGCCACTCCAACAATCGCCCATCAGCGGTAGAGCAGGCAACAAGATACTCGCCCCAGTTATCTAAAGACCAAGTTGTGGCCTCTGTTAGGTTGCCCGTGTCAGAGCGAGGCGTCCCGTAAGTCCCAAGGCCATAAAAGCCATAACCATAGCCTGTTTCAACTGTCGCGCTTACATATCCAGCAGTTAGGTCTGTAGGCGCAATGTCGTAAGTCGTATTACTTCCGATTGCAGCATAAAGCTCATTATGCGTCCCTACTGCAACGTATCTTGTTCCATCTATTGATTGCCATGTGTGCATTGACCTTGGAACACTTGTAGTTAAATCTCCAGATGTCCCAAAATCAGTGTTTACTGCCCAGCCGCCTACTGGCCTAAGAGAGCCATTACGCCAGCGCACCAAAGAGCCATCCCGCCAACGCCCAGCAGCGTCAAGGTCAGTGCCTGTTCTGTAAAATCCTGCTGGGATTTTGAGCGGTATTAGAGCCATCTTTATGCTCCCATTGCATCAATCTGTGCTTGCAGGCTATCACATTTTGCTGAAAGTTGCTTTATCGCATTTACCATCACTGGGATTAGGGCGCTTTCTTTTAGCTTTAAGTTTTCAGCATCTGTATCGTCAACAATGGTCTTTTCTGGTGCCCCAGCCGCATCAAAAATTGACTTTAGCTCTTGAGCGGAAAAACCAAGATACTGCTGATCCTTTTTATGCGTGCCGTCTGGAGTTGGCTTATTTGTTACTTCGCCATCTTCATCAAACTCATAGTAGTCAGACCGCATATCCCACTTAAAGGCAATAGGGTTAATCTGATTTATTTCGTCTAAGCCAAGATTGCAGCTCACCTTATCAGCCTTATCGCGCTCATCTGATGTAACTGTCCAAGACACCCTAATGTAAGCATTCGTAATGCTATTGTTTCCCAGAACAATTTTATTACTGCTTCCCACTATGTTTCCCGATGGAGACGTTGAGTTGCCCGCATTGTATCCAATGGCAATGTTGTTACTTGTGGTGCCACTTCCGCTATCGGTTGCAGCAAGCCTACCAATAACGACATTGTTTTCAGCAGTTCCAGCGCCAGAGCTACTTGCACCATCAAGAATATTATGGCCAATTGCTACGTTGTAATTTGCAGTAAAGTTATTGCTGCTTGAAGTTGCTGTTCTTAAATTAGTATTACCGATAACCTGATTGCCGTAGCTGGTAAATGTCCCAGATGCATTTAAGCCTGAGCCTAAGTTGCTTTCGCCGATCACAACGTCATATTGGCAATCTATGTCGCCAGACGCTGCAATAGGCATATTGCCATCGCCGATAACTTTACATCCATATGCGGTTACGTTTGATGGAACTACTGTAGTGCCTTTTAGGTTGTCATTACCCATAATCACGCTTTCGCGCGCGTCAACGGTAACACCTGTTGAGGCTGAGCCAGTAATGTTATTCATGCCGACATTTACTGATGGCATACGTGTCAGGGTTGGGCTTCCAGTTGACGTGCCCCAGTAACACAAATCATTACCTAAAAATACAGCGCCGCCATTCCATGCACCGACTGTAGTCCAGTTTTCTAGGATGTCGCTTCCAATTGATGTAATGTTATTATTGCCAGTAGCATTTGCATTATCAAAGTTACTTACGCCATATAAAATTCTTGCGTTTGTAGTAACGGTCTCTGCCTCTGGCACGATCTGAAGGTACTTAGATGTTCCGCTAATGCTGATTTTAGCCCCAGAACCTTCAATCGCGTCACCTGTAGTGCCATTAAATCTAGGGATTTCCCAATCTGTTGTAGACGATGGGCCGCTAACTCCGCCATTATTTAAATCCGCTGCGGACGCAGTAACTGTTACGCCGCCAATCTTCCACGACCCCTCAGTTAGATTTGGCTGTATAGCCGTAGTCCCGTCAAGTAGATCGTCAATGGTATCTAGGTTTGTGTTGAGCTTAGTACCCCAAGTGTCAGCGGATGCGCCGACCTCTGGCTTAGTCAGGCCAAATGTGGTTGTTGTTGTATCAGCCATCTAAATCTCCTATGCGTTACTGGCAATATATAACATTCCTTGCCTCGCGTCTATGTTAGCGGACTTAGGTCAGTCCAAGTGTCTGTATCCTCAGATACGTCAGTCCAAATGTCAGTGTCCTCAGACACAGTTGTCCATGCTCCGCTTGCTTCTACCACATTTGTCCAACTGTCGCCATCTTCGGCTTGATCTGTCCAAACGTCCTGATCCTCCGCTTGATCAAGCCACTTAATTGTAAGCGCACCCAGCGCCGCAGATACAGCCTCAGATACTGCGCTGCTTGCGTAGGTTACGTTTCCGTTGATAACGAATATGCCGTTTGCATCGCTAAGAACGCCGATGTTTGTGCGGATTGCAATGCCTGCCGCATCAACCTCTGCCTCCGCAATCGCAAGTATACTGGACGGCTTGACGCGCGTCACGCCGATAAGAGTTGTCGCTGATCCCGCAGAAAGTATGCCGCTGCTTGTTGTTTTGTTGCCCGCGATTTTGACGTTAGACGCATCACCGTAATCTGCGTAGCCATACTCCCAATAGTCTGCAAGCACGTAACGCGACTGGGACACCGCGGCGGGATTGCGCACGCGCACAGAGGCGATCAGCGTAGTGCTTGTGCCGTCTGCGCGAATTGAGCCTTGCCGCACGCGCGTAACGCCTGTCACAGTTGCCGTAACTGGCTCCTGAACAAGTGCACCCGCGACAACGCGATTTCCGCCAAAGAGTGATGATGAAGTGCCGTCTGAGCGTAATCCCGTTTCTTTTACGCGGGATGACGCCATGAGTGTTGTGCTGGTGCCGTCAGACTGAGCCGCGGCAAACTTGGCGTCGCCAACCGCATACCCTTCGAGCCAGTATGCCTCGCCGCCCGATGCGCTGGGTTCTGGCTGTACGTAGTATGCGGTCATGCTTTAGCCTTCGTCTGGTAGCTCTTTCTTGAGCATGTCGATAAACGCGTTACGTCCAACTCTTAGCTGATCCAAGTTGAACTCCGCGCTTCCGATTTTCTGATCCAAGCTGTTAATGTGGTTGATGCACATTTTCGCCTGATCCGTTAGCTGATCTTCTGTATACTCTACATCGTCAATCGTGATGACCTTTTTTTCTTCAGTCATGTTGATTTCCTTTCTAATTTACTCAGCGGCCCAAGGCATCCCGCTCAGTGAGGTTGGTGTTGCCATTGCGTCCAGCTTGTCTTGGATCGCAGCCTGAATGGCGTCCCGATCAACGCTGGCATATACCCATGCCAATACGTCATCTTCTGTTAAATCATCATAGGCGATCCAATCGTCCGCAGATGAATTAGGCTCGTGGCTGGTTGTGCCGTATGACGATGCAGAGTGATCCCCGCTTACGCCTGTCACACGCCAGTGAACAGTTGTGACGCCTTTGTCTGCGTCGTTGGTGTATTCTAGGTTGGCGATTTGCCATGTGAATGTTGCGGCCATTGGTTATACCTCCTGTGCTGCTAAGTGTGCGGCGTAGGCATCCTTGACCGCTTGGGTGTGGACCGCTGCGCAGATCGCCTGTACTTCAGGTGTCTAACCTGAGATGTCAT